TACACATCTGGTTCAAGTTTTACTGGTGATATACAAGTAGATGATATTAACATAGGATCTTCTAATAACTATTCCTTCGAAGCGACCGGTCAGAGTTTCGAAACAACGACGGACGGTTCTACAGATACAACACGCGATGATACGTTTTACCAAGGCTTATCATTTACTTCTGTTTTAACGTCTGGAATAGCTTCTAATCGATGGAATAGAGATCTTGGTGGCACATCTTCGGGCAGCACTGGGTTAGCCTTTGCTGATGCCGGAAGTTACTATCTTTATGTTGAAACAACGTCACCCGGATTCCCATATAAAGTAACATGGCTTCGCAGCCCAGAAGTAACGCTAGATACAGCGACACTCAACTTTGCTTTAGGTAGGTATGGAGCTACAATAGGTACACTAAGAGTATTTTGGGAGGTGACCTCATTACCACCGCTGTATTCGTTTAGCTCATTCACGTTTACTGACGGTGGCCAAACTGGTTATACAGGGCCAAGTTTAAGTACTCTTTTAGCTTCTTCAGATTATGATACAGGAACTTATACATGGCTAAGTAATACTGATTATTTCGATGTTGATAGTACTGTTCAAGGAATGCAGTTATGGACAGTCCCAGAAACCGGCAGTTATCGAATAACGGCCAAAGGAGCTCCCGGCGGAAGCGTTGGAACTAGTGCCTTTACTGGTGGTATAGGTGCAGAGATATCTGGAGAGTTTACTTTAACTAAAGGCGATATATTAGAAATAGTAGTAGGTCAAGCTGGTAGTGACCGCAACAGCGGTGCCAGCGGTGCATACGGTGGCGCTTGTGGCGGCGGTGGATCTTTTGTTGTTGCTCGAAACGGTAGCACTAGTAGTGATATATACGTAATTGCCGGCGGTGGCGGTGGAGCAGAAGCGGATAATCGTTTTGGTAGAGGCACCTCAACTCATGGTGGTAGTGGTCGAAGTACTGCGACTGGCGGAAACTCGTCTAACAGTGGTGGTACTTACGGTCAGCCTGCTCCTAATTATACAGCCGGTTCTTTTGGTGATAGGACTAAAGGTGGCGGAAGCGGCTATGGCGGCGGTGGCGGTGTCGGTGGTGGAGGTGGTGGATTCTTTGACCGCGGTGGAACTGGAAATGCCACAAGTACACTTATGGCAACAAATACTCAGTGTGGGTATGGGTATTTAACAGGAACTGGTTATACTGCTGCGTATCGTGCTCAAGGTGGTAGATCTAACACATCACTTGAAACTGGTGGTTTCGGCGCCGGCGGTGGCTCGCAAATCCTCACTGGATATGGTGGTGGTGGCGGGGGCTATTCTGGTGGAGGAGCTGGTACCTTCGTTAGCAGCACGCAAGGTAACGGTGGCGGCGGAGGATCGTATAATAGCGGTACAAATCAAACATCGACAACTTATACTGAAGCCACACATCCCGGTTCACTTTCAGGGCATGACGCATTTGTAACAATAGAAGCTATATAACTAAAAATTTGGTTGAATTTAACATATAAATAAGACAAACAGTATAGAGATAAAAGAATGGCAAATCCAACTTCAAGAGCAACATTAGTCGATTATTGCAAAAGACGACTGGGTGAACCAGTAATCGAAGTCAATGTTGACGAAGATCAAGTCGAAGATCGTATCGATGAAGCAATTCAGTATTATCAGGAGTTTCATTCTGATGCTTTAAAACGCGGGTATTTAAAGCATGAGTTAACTGCTAGTGATATCACTAACAAATATATTACTTTGTCGACAGATATACAATACGTATCAAGAATGTTTAAAATCGATTCGACATTTGCACAAACTGGCAATATGTTCGATATTAAATATCAAATGGCGTTAAATGATATTTGGGATCTAACTTCTTGGGCAGGAGACCTTGCGTACTACGAGCAATTGCAACAGTATTTGTCAATGCTCGATATGAAATTAAATGGTTCACCAATCGTAGATTTTGTACGAAGACAAAATCGTCTTTATATTCATGGAAATATTGAAGACGGAGATATAAAAGCTGGAATGTATCTTGTAGCTGAAGTTTATGAAATTATTAATCCGGATACTCATACTTCAATTTATAATGACATGTGGTTAAAACAATACGCTACTTCTTTAATTAAATTACAATGGGGTATGAATCTCATTAAGTTCGAAGGAATGCAACTTCCCGGCGGAGTCGTTATCAACGGTAGACAAATTTATGATGATGCACAAGCAGAAATTCAAGAATTACAAGAAAAAATTAGACTTGAGCACGAAATGCCCGCTGACTTTTTTGTAGGATGATATGGCTAGAAATATTTACTTTTCAGATAAAGTTAAATCCGAACACGATTTGTATGAAAACATTGTTATAGAATCATTAAAGATTTATGGACAAGATGTTTATTATATTCCGCGTGATTTAGTTAACGAAGATACTATTTTCGGTGATGACGCCGAATCATCTTTTAATTCTGCATATAAAGTCGAAATGTATATTGACAACATCGAAGGATTTGATGGAGAAGGCGATCTTTTCACTCGATTCGGAGTTGAAATTAGAGATGAAGCCACTTTTGTTGTGGCTCGGCGCAGATGGTCACAGACAGTCGCAAGATATGATAATGAAATTGACGGAACGCGGCCCTTCGAAGGAGATTTGGTTTATCTTCCTCTCTCTAAGTCGCTATTTCAAATAACTCATGTAGAACATGAAATGCCTTTCTACCAGATTGGTAATCTCAATGTTTATAAACTTCGTGCACAGCTATTTGAATATACGGGTGAAGATATGGATACTGGAATTGCTGGTATCGATTCTGTCGAAGATGGTGCCTATCAGTACAAAGTTACAGTCAAGGGCGTTAGAGCAGCAACCGCTACAGCGAGTATATCATAATGAGTGGAATTACTAATATATCACTTACTGATTCTGGTTTTGGCTACGCTACTGCTCCAACAATAACAATATCTTTGCCGGGTGGGGATTCAGCATCGGCAACTGCAGTTGCATCGCTGAATCTTGAGGGTACTCAAGTATTATCGATATCTCTAACCGACAGCGGTTATTATTACACTAATACGCCAACAGTAACAATAGATTTACCAACTACCGCAATTCAGAGTGCAGCAGCAACAGTAAATTTAGATTCTGCTACTGCACCACTTCCATTAAGCATTTCCAGTTTGTCTTTATCTAATGCCGGATCATATTATCAGATTGAACCAGAGGTTATATTAAACTTCACTCAGTCACCTCCAACAACTTGGGAAAATAGCGAAGCAAAATATGGAACGTATTCATATAAATTAAATCAAAATTATAATGATTCTGACTATACTAATTTTTCAAATAAAGATTCTGCGGGTGCTGATGTAAAATATGATCACATCTTAGAATTTTGGGTTAAAACACCATCTGGCACGTTAGTCGGAGATATTCTAAAGTTTCCGCAAGTAAATGATACCAGCGGAGAGCAAAATCAGATTGAGATAAACCAACAAAATCTAATTTATAAGTGGTCAGAAGCTTCTGGTGTCAGTGGATCGAGCATTCAATCAAGTGGAGATCAATTAACTCCAGAAGATTGGCATTTTGTCCAGATCATTAGAGATTTTGATGGCGTAGCAGTTGATGTTAAAATGTATATTGATGGACAAATTGTAGACTATGTTGATAATCGCCCAACCAATATTGATAATTTAATTCAATCAACAGTAAGATTTGTAAATGATTCTTCTGTAAATGGTGTAATGTTTGACGCAATTAGATTGAATCAAAACGATTCACCGATTTTTGGTCCAAGTAATATACCGGATTCAGATAGAAATCCATATAATCCTATACTTTCAGATAGCAATGAAAATTATCTTGGATTTCAATTATTAGCTCCGATTGTGCTTGCAACCATTGCAAACAATGTTGTTTCTAATTTTACAATAACAAATAAAGGAAATTATCTTAGTGGAGTAACTGCTACATTTGATTCACCAACAGGTGGCCCTTCTGATTTTAGAGCAACTGCTCTGGCAACTGTTGACAGCGGTAATGGTGGAAGAATATCATCAATTACAATTGTTGATAGCGGTGATTTTTATCTTACAACGCCAAATGTAACTATAGATTCTGCGACAGGTACAGCTGCTGACTATAGAGCGACAGCGATCGCGACTCTCACTGATTCCGGTGCAATCAGCAGTATAACTATTACTGATTCGGGAGGTGGCTATGTTACTGCACCGACTGTGACCATATCAAAGCCGGCTGGAACAAATGTTAAGAAAGGTGATACCGCTACACAAACACTTTCAAGTGGAGTAACGATTAATAGTGAAATCGTTAAATATTCAGATTCTGACGGTATACTGTATTTAGCCCATGTAGGAGCTTCTGACGGAAAATACCATACGTATGTGTCAGGTAGAGATATTTCATTCGGTAGATTTAGTGATCTAGATCCAATTACATATACACGGAAAGTGTTATCTGTAACTGAAGATAATACTCTTTCAAACAATGAACAAAATGATGAGTTTGGTAGTATAGCCGACGATTTCCTTGACTTTACAGAAGATAATCCATTCGGAGAACCAAGTTAATGTCAGACGATATTTTTGATTTTGGCTTTACTGCAGTTGATGAGCATGAGCTCGAAGCTGTTCAAAAAGCTACAACTCAAGCTGCGACTGTAGAACAAACTGCATCTGCAACTCAAGATAAAATAGATAGATTATATAATGCAATTATTCCTCTTTTAAATAATTTAAAGAAGAATCCTGAAAAAGATTATATTCTTTGGCCTAATCGATTAGACAAAGTAGAACAATTTGAAGATCACTTACAGGAAATTTATAAAAGCTAATGTTTGGTACTCACTTTTATCACGAAAAGACAAGAAAATGTGTTGCAACTTTCGGTAGATTGTTCAACAATATTTATGTCTTGCGCAAAAATAGTAGTGGTGCTGGTATTAGTCAAATCAAAGTGCCTTTATCATATGCTCCTAAGTCAAAGTATCTCGAAAGAATTCGTGAGAATCCTAATCTAGACACAGATACTAAAGTGGCGCTTAAGCTTCCTCGCATGTCTTTTGAAATTACAAGTATGGCATACGATACGACTCGTCAACTATCAAAATTAAATAATATCCAAGGCGGTCAATCATCAACTTCTAGGCAAAAGCTTTTTACTGGAGTCCCGTATATCTTAGCATTCCAGTTAAATATATACGCAAAGTCGCAAGACGATGCGTTGCAAATGGTAGAGCAAATTCTTCCTACCTTTAATCCTCAGTACACAGTAACAATGATTCCGCTGAAAGACGAGTATCCAAATTATAGAGAAGATATTCCTATCAGTATTGCAGGTGTAGGGTTTACCGATGATTTCGAAGGAGAAGTTGGAGCTCGAAGAACAATTATCTATACTCTTGATTTTGAAATGAGAGTTCAATATTATGGATCAATTGGTACGTCAAATGTTGTTCGTCAAGCGAATGCTCGCATATTCGAAATTGGGTCAGGAACAGCAGATTCAGACGTAAGAATCGAAACAATTCAAATCGATCCCAATCCATTATCAACTATAGGATTAGCAGACAGTGACTTCGGATTTACAGAAACATTCTACGACGCAGACTCAGACTACAGATAATCAAAAGACAGATTACGAATATTCTCGAGATACATATTATGAACTTATAGAA